CGTGAACGCATGTAGTTCCACGCAAAAGGAGTTGCCCATTGGGTTAACTCGTCAAAACCTATCCAACTAAATGCCAATCCTTGATATCTTAATACGTCATCGTCTCTGTCAAGGTATGACATCCACAATCTAGCACCTGATGGTGCTACCCATTGCATCTTTCTCTCTGACCATTTTATACCCTTCCAAATCTTAGGGTATATTTCTTGCGACTTCCATACTAACTCTCGTAGTTCTTCTGTTGTATGTCTTAATAGTAATCCACTAAATGATGGATGACCCATGTATCGGAGTGGGTCAGCAAGCATGGCATAACTTTTGCCACCACCTGCACTACCTCCATATAATACTTCTCTTTCACCTGCAGCAAGAAACTGCGTTTGTGGTCCTGTGTTTGGTTTAAATACTACGTTAAGAGATTCTTCATCGTCTACACGTTCTACTTCTACTACACTAGGCTTTTGAACCGAGTCTTTCTTCTTCGATGGCTTTCGCCTTTTCGATTGCTTTCTGGGCATACTCAGACCATTTTCTGAGAGTTCTAGCTTGGTTCTTACGTTGTTGCTCATGCATTAACCTTTTTCTTAATCCTACGTGAGATATTTCTCTACCTGTTTTTTGAGTAACCCAATTAGCTACTTGCCGAAAGGAATACTGTTTTACATATTTTCTAGCCATCTCAATGGCTTCAAGTTCAAAGGGTATCGGATTAAGTATGTCAGGGTCTTCTTCATTCTTCTCATAACCAAAAGGTACTATTCGTGATATACGTGGTATCTTAGACCACTCTTTACCTTCTTCATCTTTTACATCTGTCGGTTGTGGTAATTTCCACTT